ATTAACACAATCGTTCAACCTCATAAGAGGTCGCAAGTAAGCCGACTCGGAACGGAATCGTTCATCCTCATGGAATTAATTCTTGCTAGTCTTTTAACTTGTGAGTATGCTACAGGTCTGGTTAACCAGATACACCGACAGCATACTAACACTCCAAAATCTGAACTTATTCAGATTGTGGCAGAGAGTACCGAGAAAGGATGCTTTGAGGACGCAAAAGCCGACTGAAGGAACGGGGTCTAATCCACCTCACTTTCAGGAGAAAGCAAATGGCAAAAGTTACTTACCGTGGTGTCGAGTACGACACTGAAGAGTACAGAAAGATGCTCATCAACGAGCATACTCAAACCCAGAGACATGATCTTATGTATCGTGGTCTTAAGGTTAGAAGCAAGGCAATTCCTTGCAGTTGAGATAAAGGAGGGTTGTTACCCTCCTTTTTTTATGCTATAATAATTCAAAGTCTTAAATAAATGAGATCCAAAGAACTACTTAAAAATTTAAGAAAAGCACTTAAACAAGATTACTTGTATAATGCTGAAGAACTTTCGTTTATGAAAGAACAACTTGTTCTTCTTGAAGAAGAAGTTGAAAAAGATAGAAGAAAAAAACCTGAAGGATTTGGAAAATGAATGTAAAACTTGTTACTGTTACTCCTGATGCGGAACAACTCATGGCATATGTTGCCAGAGTATCTAATCCATCTAATCAGGACAATGAAAAGTATGCAGGATTATTAAAGTATTGCATCAAGCATAATCATTGGAGTGTCTTTGAACAATCTTCTATGACTATTGAAATAGAAACTACTCGTGCTATTGCTGCACAGATATTACGTCATAGGAGTTTTACATTCCAAGAGTTCTCTCAAAGGTATGCTGCTAGTACTGCACTTGGAGATATTGATCTACCAGAACTTCGTAGACAGGATGAAAAGAATCGTCAAAACTCTACTGATGATTTAGATCCTGAAATGATAGAAAAGTTTAATAAGCAAATGATTACTTTGTTTAGTTCTGCTAAATCATTATACGAACAGATGTTAAGTCAAGGTGTTGCCAAAGAATGTGCCCGAATGGTATTACCTCTTTGTACACCAACAAGAATCTATATGACTGGTTCATGTCGTTCTTGGATACATTATATTAATCTACGTTCAGCACATGGAACTCAAAAAGAGCATATGGATATTGCAGAGGGATGTAGGAAAGTATTTACTGAACAATTTCCTGCAGTATCAGAGGCTTTGGAGTGGTTATAATATTAGATGATGTTGTAGATTTAAGCACATCATTTCAAAATGATATTATAGACATATTTAATGAACGTAAACAAAATAATTTTCATGAAACATGGTATTCTTTAGATGATAATCATCTATTTAAAGATTTTTGTTTGCAGATGATAAAGAAAGCTAATTATTATATAAATTTAACTTCATGTATTGGGTATGAATTTTGGACACAAAATAATACAAAACCAAGAGGTAGGCATCAAGATAAGGATGAGCAATTAATTGCTAGGACAGGAAAATTGAGTTTTCCTTTATGCTCAATAATTTATTATCCTATAGTTGAAAATCTTAAAGGTGGACAATTAAATGTAGATGATGCTATAATAATACCCAAGACCAATAGGTTAGTTATGATGACTCCAGGTATGTGGCATTCTGTTGAAGAATTTACTGGTACCAGAATCTCTTTCTTAATTAACCCTTGGGATAAAACTCTAAATAATCTTACGTAACTTTATATTGAAATGGCGACATACCCTGTAGTAAATACAAAAACTGGTGAACAAAAAGAAGTAAAAATGAGTGTTCATGACTGGGATAAGTGGACAGAAGATAATCCTGACTGGTTAAGAGATTATTCAGATCCTTCTACTATGCCTGGTGTTGGAGAAGTTGGAGAGTGGAGAGATAAATTGGTAAATAAAAATCCTGGATGGGGAGAAGTTCTTAAGAATGCTGAAAAATCTGGAGGTGTCTCTGGAAGATTGGCACGTAGAGGATCTTACGAATCTTCTACAGAATCTGCTTTTGATATAGACTAAAGAATATGCCAAGAAGAAAAAGAGCGTCTGCAGACCAACCTATTGGGGTTGGATTAACTGCTAAACAAATGAAGAGGAAGAAACCTTTAAGTGCTGGATATCTTGTAGATATTGAACCACTTAATGATAATCAAACTCGTTTGTTTAAATCATATAGTGAAGGTAAACAATTAGTTGCTTATGGATGTGCTGGAACTGGTAAAACATTTATTTCGTTGTATAATGCAGTTAAGGATGTTTTAAGTGAGACTACACCATATGAACAGATCTATTTGGTTCGTTCATTAGTTGCCACAAGAGAGATTGGATTCTTACCTGGTGATCATGAGGATAAGGCAGACATTTACCAGATTCCTTATAAGAATATGGTTAAGTATATGTTTCAGATGCCATCTGATGCAGACTTTGAGATGCTTTATGGTAACTTAAAGGCACAGGATACTATTAAGTTTTGGAGTACATCATTCCTTCGTGGAACAACTTTAGATAATTCTATTGTAATAGTAGATGAGTTTCAGAACTTAAACTTCCATGAATTGGATAGTATTATTACTAGAGTTGGTGAGAATACCAAGATTATTTTCTGTGGAGATGCTAGTCAGTCAGATTTGGTTAAAACCAATGATCGTAATGGTATCGTAGATTTCATGAACATCTTGCGTAAAATGCCATCCTTTGATATAATAGAGTTTGGTATCGATGATATAGTTCGTTCTGGATTAGTCAAAGAATACCTTACAGCAAAAATTGAAATGGGTATGTAATGTTTGATCATGTTGACTTGGATCTACAACCTCTTGAAAGAGAGCATGTAGATGGAGTCAGATATTATAAAGTTCCTGATGAAGAGGAACTTATTAAGATGGTTTCTATTACTTCGGTAACTAGTCACTTTAATAAAGAAATCTTCATTAACTGGAGAAAAAAAGTAGGTAATGAGACAGCAGATAAAATCACGAAAGCGGCAACAACCCGTGGAACTGATATGCATACTCTTACAGAACATTATTTAAAAAATGATGAGAAACTACCTAAAGTTCCTCCTATTTCTGATATGTTGTTTAAGATTGCAAAACCTAAACTCAATTTAATAAATAATATATATGCCCTTGAAGGACCATTATATAGTAAACAATTGGGAGTTGCTGGCACCGTTGATTGTATTGCAGAATATAACGGTGATCTATCAATAATAGATTTTAAGACATCTAAAAAACCTAAACCGCGAGAGTGGATTGAACATTATTTTGTTCAGGCAATGGCATACGGATGTATGTTATATGAGATGAAAAATATCTCTATTAAAAAACTTGTAATCATTATGGCTTGTGAAAATGGAGAATGCGTCGTCTATGAAGAATCCGACAAAGCAAAATATATCAAACTCCTCGGAGAATATATTACAAAATTTGTTAACGATAAATTGGACATCTATGGAACCAAATAAAGAACTAGAGAAGGCAATAGAAAAGAAATTTTTAACTCCTCAAAAATTTTCCATGGAGATTGAAGATATTGTTGCTGAAGAAAAAATTAATTACATTGATGCTATCTGTCAGTATTGTGAGATGAATGACATTGAAGTTGATTCGGTTACAAAATTAATTTCTAAACCATTAAAGGAAAGATTGAAATATGATGCTATTAATCTTAATTTTATGAAGAAAACATCAAGAGCAAAATTACCACTCTAATGCCAACACAGTCGGAATTAATGCATTATCGTCTTCAGGCAATGATGCGAGAACATAATTTTCCAGAACTTAAATATCTTGGAGTTCGTCCAGATAGTATAGGTATTGAACAACATTGGTATAGTATCAATGGACATGAAGTTCCTGTTGATTCTATCACCGAACTAGATAATGTAGAGGAATTTGATGAAAGTGACTCCGTTTGAAACATATCAAACCTATCTTTCTATGAAAAGTCATTTTACTAATGGTAAGTATGACTTTTTTAAGTATGGTGGTAAATCAAGAGCCACTATGGCATCCTTTAATAAAAGAAAGGATAAGTATTGGTTTGAGAAAACATCAAGAAAGTATTCTGATGAAGAAGTGCTAAATTTTCTTTTAGCAAACTTTGTATCCACCGACAACCCACAGAATTTGTGGATTGGAGAAATTATTAATTCAGGAGAAAGAAATTATTCACAATGGATGAAAAGAAAACAGAGTTTGACCTACTTGTTCAGAGAACAAAG